ATTCTACATTTCTAAGCGCTTTTACAATTTCTTGTGAAGTAATTTTTCCTTCAGCTGCTACTGAACGTAATTCACCTACAGTAATACCCATACCTTTAGCAATAGCCTTTGCTAGTGCTGGGGTTTGCTCCATTACAGAATTAAGTTCTTCTCCACGCAACGTTCCACTAGCCAAGGCCTGCCCGAACTGAACTAAAGCTGCATCAGCAGCTTCTGCGCTTGCACCACTAATTGCTACAGCTTTAGAAACTGTTTCAGTTAAACGTGCTGTGTCATCCATTGTGAGGTTTAAAGTTTTGGCATTATCACTAAAACGCTGGTAAACCTGTAACACAGAATCCCAAGCTGAATAGGTTTTTTGAGCAATTCGGAAAGTGTCTTCCGTTGCTTTATTTAGTTCAACTTGATTGTTAGTGACTAACTTAAGGCGATTTTGTAATCCAGTATATGTATCCATCTTTGAAATGGCTGAACCTACTGTTAATAAACCAGCCATGTGTCCAGCTAAAGCTCTGGTGGCTACAGACAAGCTGTCCATAGACTTAGATGCAAATTCACCTTTACGTTCAATGCTAACAAGTTCATTGCCTAGATTACGCGCATTACGTTCAGCATTTTGCGAATCAATAACAATGACCAAACGGGATTCTTGTGCCATTTTACTTTCCTCTAGGCAATAAAAAACCCACTCAATGAGTGGGTAGTTCTTTTTAAGTTAAATATAATTACCAAGCAGGGTAGTTAAACCAATTTTAAAAAGCATCCTAGGGTGCTTATGCAAGATATTATTTATTCTCATGGTAACGAAGAATACTAGCTACTTTTTGAAATAAGTAGCCTGCAAGGAATCCATTAAATATAATTCCGATTCCTGTTGCTATCATAACTCCAGACCAAACCGTTTCTTTACCATAGTAAGAAGCTACTTCAATTCGACCAAATGCAAGAATAAATAAAAAACCTGCGATAAAGCCAAGAGCTATTAACACCCACCCGATAGCATTACAAACTTCACTTTCTCTCATTGGTTTATATTGTGGTGCACTCATCTTAATCTACCTTGTTAAAGTTCTTCAAAACTTTGTAAGTAATATCTTGATTAGTGGCATCAATTACTTCCAATAAAGCACCTTTATAACCTATTTGCTTAGATTGGCTTAAATCATATTCAACATCATTATTGAATGCAGGACGTGCTTGATTACTTGAGAATTCACGGTACCCGACATTAATTTTATTTCCAAATTTTCCACTATAAATTAATGTTTGTTGGAAGGAATTATCTGATGCAATTGCTACTGTCTTCATAGTAGCTTGATGTTTATCAGTACAGTTTTTTGCATTAAATACTGTTACTACACAGAGCTTACCTTCAGTATCTAACATAACTACTTTAAATGGGTCAGCTAAAGGGTTTTTCTGAACCATCCCCCCACCACTGACAGTGTTGAATGGCTGAAAATATTGCCCTTTTTCATTTTTGCCTGTTTTTAAGTAAATGCCTGAAGTAAGTGAATAAGCAAAACTAATTTTAATATTTTCAGGGACGTTTAGAACTTCACGATCAACCACCATTCCCTGTTCAAGCATTTGATCCCCTACAAATGCTTTATTAACTGATCCAATTGGCGGTTTGCTTATATTTTTAGGTATAGCTTGATAATTATAGGCTGGAGTAGCGCACCCCACCAACCCAAGACCAATTAAACCCGCAGCCAATATTTTTTTCATGAATTTCACCGTTTGTTATAAAGTGTACTAACTTTAACAAACTGGTTACTAAATGTCACATAAAGCAAGACCACCCGAAGGTGGTCTTTAATCATGTTACTAGAGTTTTGGTTTCAAAACTCTAAATATTGCTATTGGGGTAATACCGTAGGCGGTCTGAGGTCTGCCAGCAAACTCTCTCACCATTTTTATCATACTGACCACACCATCTCTAAATTCATTTGGATCTGTATTAAAAGTGAAATTATCAAAAGGTAAAGCATCCAATACACCCAAAACATACCAGCTACCAGCTACCAGCTAGAAACTCACTATGTTTAAAATTCAAATCAGTTGGGGTACCTACAATTTCATCCCTATTCAATGTCATCCATACTTCATTACACAAACTTACACCAGTTTCTTCATCTTTTTGTCCAGTGTCATGAAGTAGCTTGGCCTCAAGCCCAAAAGGTATTCCTCTAACCATATTGGCTGCATCTTTGGTGTTTTCTTTTAATGCTTTTGCTAATTCCCGAGCTTCCTTGGTATTCTTTTTGGTTAAGTCCTTGATGTAAAAGTTTAAAGCTGGTTCAACCAACTCCTTAACTACACCGATATCAGTGACCCCTAAGCGTCCCTCAAGCAATACAAGATTTCCCAGCATGTCATCATTTAACTCTCTGTTAATGAACCCTAGTTCATCTAACCGGTTAATCATCTCTCTTGGCATAGTAGGAATACCATCATAAAGATGCTCTGAAGTAGTGTTTACAGTGTGGTCATTAGCAAGTTTTCCGCCTGTTACGGCAGGAACACCAACTGTAGCCTCCAACTTCCTTGTGTCTCCAATTTGGCTTGTATTTTTAAGAGCATTCAAGGAGCCTAGTCCATTAAGCTGAGCATAAAATGATTTTATTTTTGGATTGTCTAGGTAAAAAAAATCAAAGATTGATTCTGTGGTTGGTGAGTTTTGCGCCACGGTTTATTTGCTCCTCAGCTTTTTTTCTATGGTCATTATACTGAGTAGCACTTTCTTGCATAGCTCTTTTAAAAGAATCCGCTGCATCAGACATAAGCTTGCTAGCTTCTTTTTTGTTATCGGTTTTATTTGAATTGTTAAAAATAAACGAAAAGTTCATATTCGAACCTCCTGTGACAAAAATACCCTCTTATCATTTGATAACAGGGTCTCTATACCATCAAGCGTACCCACTAATGACAGCAGTGTCAATACAGAATCGTCGTGCCAATGTCAACCACTTGACCGTATTATGTTACATCAATCGCGCTATATCACGTCGCAAAGTCTAAGTTATGTCCCGAAAGTCAGCATTTAAGTCTTCGTCGCTCGTTGCGTCGCCTTCTTATGCGCCTCATCCAAAAACAAATTATCCAACGCAAAAATACAGTCATTAAAAATATGAGCAGCCACTGGCAAATCATTATGCTCAGCATAGACATTGATAGCCTGCTGATCTAAAGATAACGGTATGCTTTGCTCATAACGTCTGGATCGACATATAGTGCTAAATGCCGAAAGAATTGAATCAGCCGCATACGAATATTCTGGCGGATCCGGAATACGGCCGCCTAAGAACTTGATTTGCTCGATTTCGTGCGGCGTTTTCGACGCATACGTTTTTTGGTATTTGTAGAGCTCCATGACTTTCCCAGAATTAAAGCCTTGTCCTTGTCTGCGTCTTCCTGAATCTTCTGGGCCTGTTCTTTAATGAATAGCCAGATTGAAATACCAATATCACCAAGATTAAGAAGCTTTGAGGCATTCTCAGGTGTATATGGCTTTTCGGACTCAACAGTTTTACCGTCTACGATTTCGGCAAATACCACACCTTTCCAGTCTTCGATTAAGTGGGCCGCGCATGCATCCATTAAAAGCTCGTGGTAAAGCTTGGCATCTTCATCTTTGACCATCACATCATAGCCTTTAGACGAGATCTGGTTTCCTGCCCGTTCAATAGCTACCTGAAAAGGCTTATAAGCGATACCACGGACTTTGAACTCAGCCTGTACCTGTCCATTAGAATCCTTATATTCACACCATTTTGATACATCCGAGCTTTTAATAATTCCGACTTTTAAAGCCATAGCAACCTCTAATTTGTAGAAATAAAAAAGCCCATGGGATTCCATAGGCTTTGTTACTGAGTAAGTTGATTACACAAGAGCACGTACAATCGTTGGACTAGTACGCACTTGGGCAAAATTGATATCTATTGTAATAATGTCATCGCCACCACCATCAGGGTGATTTGCTTCCTTAACTTCAAGTTGCGGGAAGTTAAACGAGTACTTACTGCCTTTGGTATCTGTAATATCGAAGGTCAATGTAAATACATCACGGGTTTTAATAGCATCAATCCAAGAAGCAGATGTTGCTGAAAACATGAAATTAGCATTTACGCCAATATCCATCATTTTCTCTAAGTAAAACTCAGGCGTGTACTTACCAGAACCGATACAACGGATCGCTTCCAGATTATTACTAAAGTTGATGGTAAGTGTCTGCAGACAAGCTTTACCCTGAATTGATTGACCATTAATAAGTAGCTTTTCAACATTTGGCATACTCACCAGAGGGCGAGTCGATGCTGGAATAGGATTTGTAACAGGATTAACCTGCTGTCGCGTAAATGAGCTACCTACTAAACCAAAGTTACCAGTGATTTTGCCTGTGGTCTGGATCGTCATTTCACCTGTATTCACTTGAATACCACGATAAATAAAGACTTGACCAATATCTTCAAAGACTTTTACCAAGGTAAGAGACTTACGTACTCCACCACCAAAACTTAAAGCATTTGCAGCCCAGTTATTGAAAGCGAGAACATTTAAGAATAAGTCAAAGGTACCTAGTGATAATTCAAACTCTAGTTGACCAGTTACTTCGGCTTCCGTTACAACAGCGCCTTGGCGAAAACGTGAATCAACTACTTCACTGCTATCTTCAGTAGTAACATTTTCAGTCAAACTATCAGTAACACGGCGAACGGTGTACCAGACTGGATTTGCAGGAGTTGTTCCTAAAACTGCTTCCTCACAAGCATATAATCGAATTTTTGCGCCTGAACTCATTTATGGTTCTCCAAAATTTAGGCAATAAAAAACCCGCTGTTTAAGCGGGTTATTAAAGTGTTTCGTCTGTTTCTGAGATTTCTGGCGGTTCCACGCCATTCATGGCTGCAGCAACTGCCTGAGATAAGTTAGTCGGCTGGAAATCCACTGGTGTTTCACTCAACGGCTCTTCAGGCTCTGGTTCAGGTTCTTCATGCAGACGGATATCAATCCAGCGGCCTTCTGGAATATCAAGTGGATTTTCGAGATCAGCTACAATGGCTGCCTTTTCCACATCAAACTTACGTTTATAAGTTTTAATAGAAAGATCACCATTTTCTAAGGTTGAATATTCAACTGCTACTACCGTATTACCGTTGGCATCCTTAGGTACTTCGATATACCAACCTTCCTGTGCAAAGCCTAAAGAGCCCTTAATCAGATAGTCACCAGTGCCTAATTTGTCAAAAGTGATCGGTTGCTTGGCAGCATCGTTATTTAGCTCAATATGACTTTGGAAAAGCTTAACGACTGGTGAAGCGGCTTTAATAAAACCATTTCCATCAGTTGTAGTATTTTGTGCAGTCAATAAATTAAACCAATTAGACCAAGTACCACTATTATTAAATCGATACTTCAGGGCAGAATATGAGGCAGCTTTCCCAAGCTGAAATGAATGACTTCCATTTGTATATAAACCCATTGAGCGTCGGGTACAGTGTAAAAAGAAACCATAAGGACCAATACTATTACCAGTATCATTTGTTAAAGTGTCATCTGTTCGAAAAAAACCATTATTAAGAGGAGCAACCATATCAGATACACGAGAACCTTCAGCCCCTATCCCCCAATCACCGACTCTTAGTGCTCGTCCCGGCGTAGGATCATATTGACTTGTTGTTGACGCTAGTACAGCAGCAGTTCCTAACCCCAAATTCATTCTAGCTGTCTGTGCATTATCAGCTCCTAATCCTCCCTGAGAAATTGATAAAGGGGTTGTAAGTCCCTTAAGCTCACTAATATCACTATTTCCCCCACTTGCAGCTGCGCCTAGGTTAGCTCGTGCACCAGCCGCTGTAGTTGCCCCCGTTCCACCTTGAGAGATAGCTGCAGTACCAACTACTTGAGAAAAGTTGGGTGCCAGATTGGGAATACCTGACGCAAATGGCAACATAAACTGCCGCTTGCCCTGTGAGGCGTTATATGGGAATGGCCGATGATCCCAACTAAATTTAAAAACAAGATTTGCCATTATGCTGTTACTCCGTCAATCACTTGGAAAGTCAAAGTTTCAGTGTGCTGTGTAGTGCCACTAACTACAGCTTTAATATCCATCTGACACAGCCCTAAAGGCCAAGTTGCAGTGCTTGCACTAGATTTAATGTTCAGCCACCCTTTCTGTGTGCTTTGGCTTAATGCAGTACAAGTTAATGTGGCCACAGTAGCACCATCAGCCAGAGCTTTAACCTGTGAAGTGAAGGTATAACCTGTAAGATCAATTGCACGGCGCACATCATCTGGTGGATATTGCAGGGCTTCATCCATATCAACTAGCTGAAGATTTAAGTTGAAAGTGTCACCACGCTTAAATACAAAATTGCTCATAAGTGATTCCTATAGACATAAAAAAACCACCGATGAGGTGGTAGTGATTAAGACATAAAGTACCTCTCAAAATGGAGGTCTCATAATTCAAATTAATTAATATCTAGGTTTATATCTCTTGTTTCCTCCACTCGTAATACAGTAGTGCCCACCTCTAGGACCCACGCAATAATCCACCACAGCACATGAACAATCACTATCGTAGTAGGTTTTTTTCTGTTTTCTTTCAGAATGATGAGGATGAGATTTTAAGGCCTGATAATTATTTGACGTGGTTGATCGAGACTTTTGTTTAAAACAGCCATCCGTTTCACATAATAGCTTTGTTGATAACCACTGAGGTGATGAGGAATTTAAGGAAATACGTGCC